GTTTCCGCTTTTGAAGATCGACCAGGCTACGGGCCAGATGATCTTCGGCGCGGAGAATATCGTCCTCACCAACGGCACCGACTGGGTCGTTAATCCTTACTCGTTCGAGAACGGCTGGGTCTGCTGGGACGACAACCGGTCCAAGAAGGGCGAGATCATGGTGCCCCTCGGCGAGAAGGTGCCCGAGCCTAGCCAGACCGGCATCGGCTGGAACTGGACCGAGCAGATTGCTTTCCAGCTCGCCGACGCAAACGATCCGAGCATGGTGATCAAGCTATGCAATTCCTCGAAGGGGGCTAATAAGGCGTTCCGTTCATTGCTGGCGGCGATGCGCTCGCGCCCTGACGCAAATTATTTTGCGCCTGTGGTTCGGCCATTTGCGAGCAGCTACGAGCTGAAGAAGTTCGGCCGAACCATTTGGGAGCCGAAATTTCCGGTCAGTGACTGGATGAACCCCGAGACCGGCGAGCGGCTGAGTGATGGTGAAGCCGGCACCGACGCCGCACCGGAGGCCGCACCGGAGGCCGCACCAGAGACCAATGCGGCGTCACCTGTAATGCAGCGCGCGACCCGCCGCACGAAAGTGACGGTGGAGTAACGACGAGGGGGGCGCGTCCGCGCGCTCCCCGCGTTTCTCTTATGACAGATCCAATTTTACATATCGATTACGAGACCCGTTCTCGCGAACCGCTGTTCCAGGGCGGGGCGTATCGGTATGCCCGTCATCCGTCGACCGATATCCTGTGTCTCGGTTGGGCGTTTGATGACGACGTTCCACAGATCTGGATCCCCGGAAAACCGTTTCCGGAGCGGATCCGCGAACACGTGTCACGTGGCGCGCACAGATCTATCCACGCGCATAACGCGGCATTCGAGCGGCTGATCACGAACCACGTGCTATCGCGATACGTAGACTTTCCGCCGATTGATATTGGCGCCTGGTACTGCACGGCCGCCCAGGCACGCGCTCGGTCACTGCCGGCGGGTCTCGATGACCTCGGGCGTTGCTTGCGACTGGCGACCAAGAAAGACGTGAGAGGCAAAGAGCTGATCCGTCAGCTCAGCATTCCAACATTTGATAAGACGACCGGCACGATGGAGTTCAGGGAAGATGCTGATCTCCTGCAGGAGATGTACGACTATTGCCTGCGCGATGTTGAGGTCGAACGGATGGCGGCGAAAGCAACGCAGCCGCTCACCGACGACGAATATGCGGCCTACGTTGCGAACGAACGGGTCAACGATCGCGGCCTGATGATCGATCTGCCGCTGGCTGAGGCTGCGGCGAGCTATGCTGATGCTGAGCTGGCCGAGATCAATACCGAGCTGTCCGAGCTGACCGCCGGCAAGATCACATCGACGCGCCAGGTGCAGCGCCTGAAAGAATACATCGAGCCGCTGATGGTGAGCGACGAGCTGGTCCGTGACGCTGTCACGAGGACCGAGCGCGACCGCAAGACCGGTGAGACAAAGACACGTATATCCCTGGACCGGACTGCCAGGGCGCGGCTTATGGGTATCGAGGAGATACACGCTGGTCGTTTTGATCCGACCTTCCTGCGGCTGCTCGAGCTGATTGAGAGTGCTGGGCGCTCATCGGTCGCGAAGTACCGCAACATGGTCACGCGTGCCGAGGACGATACGCGGGTGCGCGGGGCCTATATATTCGGTGGTGCCAGTCAGACCGGCCGGTTTAGTTCTGCCGGGCTGCAGGTTCATAACTTTCCGAGATCGGCGCCGGACGATGTTGCGTCCATGCGATCAGCCATTCTCAACCGCGACCCGATTGATAACGTGATGTCGGAGCTCTCGAAGATGCTGCGACCGGCGATCATGGCGCGGCGCGGTCACCAGTTTGTCTGCGGTGACTGGTCCCAGATCGAGGCACGGATGCTGCCTTGGCTCACGGGGGAGGGTGAGCGCGTGCTCGATGTCTTCCGCGGTATGGATGCGGATCCGTCGGCGCCGGACAATTACATGCTGGCCGCGTCTGACATATTCGGTAAGCCGGCCGCGGAGATCACGAAGGACGAGCGCGCAGTCGGCAAGGTCGTCGTCCTGGCCTGCGGTTACGCCGGCGGTGTCGGGGCATTTAATTCAATGGCGCGGGCCTTTGGTGTCGTCTTGTCTGAGGACCAGGCGCGCGAGGTCATCTATTCCTGGCGCGCGACCAATGATTGGGCTGTTCAGTTCTGGCGTGCGCTCGAACGTGGCGCGATAGATGCCCTCCATCAAAGCGGGACGTCGATCGGTGTCGGGCGGCTGACGTTTTACAGCCCGCCTGGCGCTAACCTTTTATTCATGCAGCTCCCGAGCGGCCGGGTGATCAGCTATCCGGAGGCGCGCGTCGATGTCGTAGAGACGCAGCGCGGATCAGAATTTGAGATCACTGCGATCAAGGCCAACTGGCGGCCTGCCGAGGGTGACACATATTGGCCGCGGGTACGGATGTATGGCGGCCTGATGGCAGAGAATGCGACGCAGGCGGCGGCAGCGGATATACTGCGCCGGTCGCTTGTCGAACTGGATGAACTGGAGTGGCCTGTGGTTGGTCACACCCATGATGAATTGCTGCTCGAGGTGGAGACCGATGAGGTCGATGAAGCTCAGGATCAGCTACGGCGCGCGATGCTCCACGTGCCGGACTGGGCAGAAGGTCTGCCTTTGAATTGTGAGCTATGGACAGGCAGGAGGTATCGGAAGTGACGACACAGATAGAATTTCTGACGACTATTTTTCAGCATCGCGAAGAGGGTGAAAGTATCCTGATCGCGCAGCAGAAGCCCGACGGCAGCTTTGTCAATGTCGAGGGTTTCGGCCGTGCTCATATGAGCTGGCTGGAAGCGACATGCCTTACGCGACCTATGTGAACGTCTCATCCGTTCGCGCGCCTGGTGAAGGCGAGCGCTGGCGCCGGCGTAAATCTGATTGTGTCGCTGCGTTCCTGCTGGTCCTCGATGACGTCGGCACGAAGGTTGACGAGGCAAACATCCTGGTCAAGCCGACCTATAAGCTGGAGACGTCGGCCGGCAATTTCCAATGGGGCTACATGCTTGTCCCTGACGAGAACCTGACCAGGTTCGAGGGCCTGGTGAATGCGCTTGCAGAGAAAGGCCTGACGGATCCGGGGGCAGAGGGCTGCAACCGCGTTGTCCGTATACCGGGATCGCGGAACCTCAAGCCTGGCCGGGACAATTTTGCCTCACGGCTGACGGTCTGGGAACCGGCGCGGGAGTGGACGCTTGACGAGCTCGCAAACGCATTCGGTGTTGATATGCTGCAGGTCCGTTTCAAGTCGATCGTGAACGAGGCAAGTGTCACGGATGCCGAGCTGCAGAACCCTGTGCACGATCCGCTGCTGGTCTGGCTGACAGATAACGGTCACGTGGTCGCGGACCACGGCACGGAATGGATTGATATCCGGTGCCCGTGGCACGAGGAACATTCCGCCGGCGGCGGACAGAACGCCGGGTATTCACCGCTGGGTCGCGGCGAGCCATCGGACGGTTGGGCCGAGCGCCGATCATTCAGTTGCATGCACGAGCACTGCAAGGATCGGCACTTTCGGGAGTTCATGGACTGGGGTGCGTCCAACGGTGCACCGATCGTGCCAGGTCACGACCTGCTGCCGTTCCTGCAATCGCGCTACACCTATGTCGGCGACGAGAAAAAGGTCGCTGACATGATCCAGCGGGTCCGCGGCGGTACCTGGTTATGGGAGCTCGAAGCATGGTCGATGATGAACTATCACCGCGTCGATGTCGCCGGCTACGACCGGCAGGTGCTGATCAAGACAGCGTATCTCGCGTCGGAAGATACGACGAAGGTAGCGACGACGCGTTACCTGCCAGGTCAGGACGCGATCGCGACTTCGTTCGGTCAGGACGTCGTGAACACCTACGTGGCGCCGATGCACAAGGCGACGAGCGAGCGGCCGGATGTATTTCTGGATCACCTGGACTACCTGCTGCCTGATGACGCCGAGCGGAAGTGTTTCCTGGACTGGCTGGCATTCAAGATCCAGCACCCTGAGAAGCGATCCTATGCCGTTGTGATGGTCGCCGAGGACACGTTCGGCATCGGTCGCTCCTGGGTCGGGCTGATGCT